GGACAGGTTGGCACAGGAGGAGGAAGCCCGGCTGAATGCCATGACACTGAAGAACGTCAAGGTCATCATCGGCGAGGGGGAGAAGGCCAGGGTCGTGGAGAAGACCATCGATGTGGAGGACAACTCCATCCGGATGAGGGCCACGGAGCTGCTGGCAGATCTCCAGGGTGCCAGATACAAGCCGGCAGAGGGTGACAAGATCGCCAACGTCATCATCCTCAACCCCGTCATGAGTCCTAAGCCTATAGGGAGTGGAGAATGACCTTTGAAGAGTGGGGCAAACAGGACGAAACGTGCAAAGCTGCCCACCGGGCTATGTACGCCGACTGGAAAGCCGAGCGGGAGCAGCTCATCGATGCGGCTGAAGAAGTTATCGGAGAATGTGGGCTGAATGGCTCTATTGAGAAATTGGAAGCCGTACTGGAGCAGGTGAAGGGATGAAGTTTGAGGAATGGACAGAGGAACTCAAGAAGCCTGCAGGGACCAGCAAGCGAGACTGGGCAGAGATGCTCCAGGACTGGAGCGATGAGCGGGAGCAGCTCCTCGAGGATCTGGCCGACATGGTCAACCAGCACTGCCGCTACGCAGGGGAGCTGCATGCCGAGGTAGAGCGGTTGCGGGAAGAGATACAACTTATCACGCTACCTCATGGTGAAAGGGAGAAGGCTCTCCGTATCCGTGCCGAGAAAGCAGAGGCGTATGCCAAGGAGCTTGAAGCCAAGCTGGACGAGAACCGGGACGACTATATCGAGCAGGCCAGGAAAGCCGAGGCTCAGGTGGAGCAGCTCCTCGAGGCGGCGTGGGAGGTTGTTGGTGAATGTGGCTTGAATGGCTCTATTGAGAAATTGGAAGCCGTCCTGAAGGAGGTGAAGTAATGTTTTCCGAGATCCATGAGGAGTGGGAAGAAGCTGCCTATCGAAGAGGTCTGGCGGAAGGAAAGGCCGAGCGGGAGCAGCTCCTCGAGGATCTGGCCGACATGGTGAACCAGCACTGTCGCTACGCAGGGGAGCTGCATGCCGAGAACGTCAAGCTCGACTCCCTGGCCCTGAGCGCCAACGCCTCCGCCATGCGGACCCTGGCACAACATGGCAGGTTCGTCATAGAGAGTGAATACGGCCGGCGTGTCATCGGACACTGGCCAGAGAACCAACAGGGGGATGGGATATGACAGAACGGATGAGGAAGGAGATGCTGGCCGCCATCGACCAGCTCTATGGCAGCATGGGCCCCAGCAGGGTGCTCGAGATCTCCTGGGAGATGTTCGAGGACATCATGCAGCCGATCCTGGCGTTCATAGGATGGCCAGACTGGGAGGAGAAAAAGTGATCGAGGCCGGCGGCGACATGTACGAGAGGCTCACTGACGGCTGGTATCGCGTGAGCCAGGACGGAACACTCCTCGGCAAGGCGACCAAGAGGGAGGCAAGGCTCCTGGGACGTATCGAGGAGCTGAAGCAGGTTCTCAAAGAGGCCGCCTGGAAGGGGTTCAACTGATGAAGTGGTGGGTGTGGATCCTCATGTTCACCTGGGAGCTGCCCCAGACGATCCTGGGCGCGATCCTGCTGGCCATCTTCCACCGGGGACTGTGGAGACCGATCATGTACGATCCTCCGGAGCATGCCAGGGTCTGGGTGAATGATGATGGCAACTGGGGCGTGAGCCTGGGCCAGATCATCATCGTCCCCTACACTGTAGGCAGGATCATACCGCACGAGTACGGCCACACCATCCAGAGCCTGTACCTGGGGCCGCTGTACCTGCTGTTGATCGGGTTGCCATCGATCACCTTCAACATCTTGACCCGCCTGGGCTGGGTGGATCAGCACAAATACTATGACAGGCCCTGGGAAGCTTGGGCCGACCGACTGGGAGGAATAGACCGTGGATCACTATGACTATACTGGACCGACCAGCTGCGTGGAGTGCATCTACATGTGCTCATCGAGAAAGACCCAGGGCAAGTTCGAGTGTCATCGTTCGCCCCCGCAGCTGATCACCACCATGCATCAGCAGAAGATCCAGGGCGGCATGTCCGTCCAGGTCCACTCTGTGTGGCCCGTGGTGGACCCCGAGCTTGACTGGTGTGGGAAAGGCATCAAAGATGTCTCCCAGACCCCCTGAGCTGCGAGATCTGGGGTATTCTCGGTGAGTCTCAGCTGTCAGTCCTGCGGCTACGTCGAGGAGCACATCAAGAACGAGCAGATCGTGAGGATCGATCCGAAGAAGCGCAAGCTGGTGTACCGCTGTCCGCAGTGTGGGCACCTGATCCACCACGCTGTCCACTACCATCATGAAAGGGAAGGCGATGTGCGCTGATGCCCTGTACCTCGAGGACGAGGAGAAGAAGGACTACGCAGCTCTGCCCTCCCTGGACTACTTCCACCGATCACCGGCTCAGATCCGCTGCATCGTCGGGCCCGTGGGATCCGGCAAGACCACTGCAGCGGCCTGGGAGATCTGCTATGCTATCCCCTGGTATCTGTACAACTACAAGCACTACGAGAAGACACGCTGGGTGGTAGTCCGCAACACCTACTTCGAGCTGATGGACACGACCCGCAAGACGATCGAGGAATGGTTCGACTTCGGGGTGTACCGGGCCGGCACCAAGACCTATGTCATCCACTACCCAGACGGTCCCCAGGTTGAGCTGATGTACCGCAGCTGTGACAGGCCGGACGACATCAAGAAGTTCAAGTCCCTGGAGATCACCGGGTACTGGATCGACGAGTCCATAGAGGTGAAGGATGAGATCAAAAATATGCTCAAGAACAGGATCGGTCGCTTCCCTCGAAAAAGTGATGTTCGGTTTGGTATCGAAACAACCAACCCTCCTGATGTCACCGATCCGACCTATTGGCGGTTCAACTGGAAGTACGTACAGCCGGGACAACCCGGTCCTGTTATCCCTCCTGGCCCGATCCCTACTAAGGAGCCCCTGCCCAAGCACGAAGGGTTCTGGCAGCCGCCCTACGAGAACAAAGCCAACCTGAGGACAGGCTACTACGATGACCTGAGGAGGGACTATGGTGACTATCCGGACTGGGTCTCACTCTATATCGAGGGGAAGCCCGGCATCATCGTCAAGGGCAAACCGGTCTACAACAACTTTCGCCGGGAGTATCATGTGGCACAGGAGCCGCTTGCTTGGACGGGTGGTCCTCTTTTCGTGGGTTGGGACCACTCGGGTAACACTCCGGCTGCGGTTGTGGTTCAGATACCGACGGCCGGGAGGGCCCAGGTCCTCCGGGAGTTCTATTCCGATAAGATGGGAATTGTTGACTTTGGCCGTTGGGTTATCAACAACATCAACATCGACTTCCCTGGAGCTGAACTGGTCCACTGGGGCGACCCGGCGGGATCCAACGAGTTCAACACCAAGACGGGGTTCACATCCAACACCAAGCTCTTGAGAGATGAGCTGGACATCGCTGTCCAGGCCAGTGAGCAGAACTTCCGGGTGAGGGTGGAGGCAGTAGAGCAGCAGCTGGGCAGGATCGACGGCTTCCTCATGGATCCCAGCTGTATCATGCTGACCAACGGCTTCATCGGTGGCTATCACTACCCGGAGCACGGATCGCTGATGGGCGTGTACCTGCCCAACGTCCGCAAGAACAAGTACAGCCACCTCCAGGATGCCCTGCAGTACGTCATGGTCAGGCTGTTCAAGCCGATCGACAAGAAACGCAAGGACCTGGACGCGAACGTCGGGGAGTACTACGATGAGGAAGCCAACCGCTACGACCCCCTGGGGGTCTGGGACTGAGGAGGAGCACATGGCGTTCAAACGAACCTACCGATGGATCAAGAGGCGAGACAAGAAGCAGAGGGACCTGCCGGCCTGCTACCGGGTGAAGGCCAACTCGACGATCATCCAGGATCTGGTGGACATCGAGTCTACCGGCGTGTATGACTGTTGAAGCGATGTTCCGGCTCTCCCAGGAGGTCGAGGCCCTGGAGCTGATCCTGCAGAAGGTCCGGGACATGGTAGCGGATCCCATGGCCTACAAGCCCCACAGCGTCATCGAGTTCGCAGACAAGATCGAGGAGATGATCTGCGAGGAGCTTGGCAAGATGCACCAGAGGAAAGCCCGGCCTTGACAGCACAGTCTACTTTCCTGTACACTTGAATGTAACAGGGAGGGGAACTATGCCGACTGTGCATACTCTCCAGTTCAACCAGAAACACTCAAAGAACTACACTGACGTGGAACTTGCAAGGCGAGAGGAGACCGCAGAGCCCTTTCGCCTGTTTCAGTTTCTGGGGGGAGCAGGGGGCGAGGTCAGCCTGATCGGGGAATACGCACCACAGTGGTACACGGTGTTCCGGAAGGCCGAGATGGCCACGGGCTCGGACGATCCTATTGTCATAGATAACTGGGTCGACGAGCAGATCAAGGTGATCATGGGCCTGGAGAACCAGGCAGTCGCTGCACAGTCCGATGTGGTCTCTACTCCACGAGTAACGCTTGAGGAGGACTGACATGGCGGATGGACCACTGCTGGATCCTGATGTTCTAACTTCACCGGAGTTCAAGCACGGGAGCTATTACGACACCACTGGCGGCTTCGGAGGCAGGGCCTCACGGCTCTGGAACGAAGCGAGGCACAGGATGTCGGAAGGTCAGCTGAAACGGTTGCGCGAGAAGCTCCATGAGGAAGAGATGGCCCTCGCCGAAAAGCAGGGGGACCTGCGATGGGATCCGGAAGGCCGGGAGTGGATCGGTCCAAAGGGAGTGCGAGTTCCTGAAGGGCAGCTGGCATCCAGGCTCGAGTTCACCGGGGGAACGCTCATCGCTCCGGAGCAGAAGCTCATGACGATGACCCCAGAGCAAAGGCAAGCTGAGGCCCAGGCCTTGAGACAGAAGTATGCCGCTCCAGAAGGGGCCTTCGGAGAGCCCACGACCATGTTGGGCGGCAGCGCCGGTGGTATGCGACCTGCTGTCGATGCCTTCAAGGGCCGCACGGGAGCAGCTGTTGTAGATGCCATAGCCCAGGGCCTGATGGTTGATGATGCCGGCGAGGTCGTCAACCAGGAAGGCAAACGGTTGACCTGGAACAGTTCGGCGAAACGGTGGGAATAACATGGCTGTGGAAGGACGACCTGCCAAGACAGACAAGGAGAAGGCCAGCGCGATCACCGATCGCCTCACGGAGCTGAAGAACCTGCGCTCCCCCTGGGAAGACCTATGGGAGGAGATCACGGACTTCGTCCATCCGCGCAGGACATGGTACGCCGGCGAATGGTCGGAGGAGGGCGGGATCTTCGGCGAGAACATCTACGACGGTTCCCCTGGGAACGCCGCTCAGATGTTGGCCGACGGCATGATGGCCTATCTGGTCAGCCCATCGATCAAGTGGTTCTCCCTGCGTACCGAGATCATGGATCTGGAAGATCTCCCCGGTGTTCGCAGGTGGCTGCAGGAGCTGGAGGAGCACTACTACTCGGTGTTCCGGCGGTCGAACTTCTATCACACCATGGCCCAGTACTTCATGGACGCTGTCACCCTGGGCACGGCCACGATGTACTCCGAGGAGAACCCCGAGACTCAGCTGCCGGTGTTCTCCTGCCGGCATCCATATGAGGTGTACATCGCTGAGAACATGCGGGGTACAGTGGACACGGTGTTCCGGGAGTTCCGCTACACAGCCAGACAGGTCGTCCAACGGTTCGGGAAGGTGAGTCCCCAGCTGACCGATCTGGCCAAAACGGATCCGGATCACAAGATGACCTGCGTCCATGCTGTGTTCCCCAGGAACGACGACTGGATCAAGACGAAGTCCGCCAGGAACATGGCCTACGCTTCGGTGTACCTGCTACCGACACAGAAGCGAGTCACCGGTGAGCGCCTGCTGCGGGAGTCAGGCTACCGGACCAACCCGTACCATGTCTGGCGCTACCGTAAAAACACGCAGGAGACCTACGGAAGGTCGCCCTGCAGCGATGCGATCTATGACATCAAGATGATCAACCAGATGGGCCGCACAGGCTTGAAGGTAGCACAACGGGCTGCAGAGCCGCCCTACAACGTGCCGGAGGACATGCGGGGGAAGGTGAGAGTCGGTCCCCTGGGCATGAACTACTACGAGGATCCCTCAAGGATCATCGCTCCGATCGCCTCTCCCACCCAGTATCCGATCACGATCGAGGAGAAGCGCCGGCTGCAGGAGATCATCGAGAGCCGTTTTCATACGGACCTCTTTCTATTGTTGACCCGAGCCGACAAACCTATGACAGCTCGAGAGGTGGTAGAGAAGCAGGGCGAGAAGGCCGCCATCCTCGGGACCATCATCGGTCGGTTGGACTCGGAGTGCTTGGATCCGCTCTTTGATCGGATCTTCGATATCGAGTGGAATGCAGGAAGGATCCCTCCCCTCCCACCGGCGTTGATGCAAACGCCAGGGACCCAACTGCGGATCGAGTACAACGGGCCGCTTGCACAGGCGCAAAGGAGGCTGTTCGAGTCCCAAGGGACACTCCAGGCCCTGGAGTCAGGGCTCCCGTTGGCACAGGTCGATCCTACCGTGCTCGATAACATAGACCTCGGCGTAGCATTCCGGAAGATCGTGCAGTCTTTGGGGATCGACGAGGAAGCACTCCGTGACGAACCGGAGGTGGCCATGATCCGGGCCCAGAGGGCCCAGCAGCAAGCGATGGCCGCCCAGCTGGCCCAGGCTGAGAGTATGGGCAAAGCTGCCAAGGGCTTGAACGAAAAGGTGCAGCCCGGTAGCCTACTGGAGCAGATGCAGGGGCAGCGGTGAGACTGGACAAGGTAGAGATCAAGGACATCAAAGATGCCTACCGCTCTACGTTCAGTACCAAGGATGGCCGGCTGGTCCTCCAGCACATGCTGTATGAGCTGAGAATGCTGCAGCGCTGTGAGGACGAGAAGGACAGGCATCTGCACAACTATGGCAGAAGGATCCTTGCACTGTTGGATGTTGATGAGTCCAACATGTACGAGGTCTTCGTCAATAAAGCCTTAGATCTCCCGATCAGGGAGGGAAGGAGAGAGAGTTGAGCGATCCAGCCAACACTGGTCCGGATCCGGGCAACCAGGATGGTCAAGGATCAGGCGACCGTTCTTCGGAATGGATAACAGGTCTGAACCTAGACGACCAGACCAGACAAGCCATCAGCAAGTTCGACGGCGCTGAGGCCCTGGCAAAGAGCTACGTACAGCTCGAGTCAAAGTTAGGGAAAACTGCCCAGTTTCCAGGAGAGGGTGCCACCGAGGAAGAATGGTTGGCCTTCTTCAACAAAGCAGGCCGGCCGGAAAGTCCAGACGGGTATCAACTTCAGATGCCGGGACTACCGGAGGGTATGAAAGCGGACGAGGAGTTCTTCTCCAAGTTCAAAGAAGCTGCCCATCGGTCAGGACTGACATCAAGACAAGCTCGTAGTCTGTTCGACTGGTACAACCGCTACACTGGTGACCGTTACCAGACAGAGCGGACAGCACGACAGACTGAGACCAAGCAGGTGATGGACAAGCTCAAGGCCGAGGTCCCAGACTTCGAGAACGAGCTGAACCTGACCCGGCGGCTTGTTGATCATGTCGGCGGCCAGGACTTCAAGGACTGGCTCAACAAGACCGGCTTTGGAAACGATCCCCAGGCTTTTCACTTCCTCAACAAACTTGCCCACATGGTGGGCGAAGATGTCTTTGAAGAGGGAGAGCCTGCTGGTGGCGGGGAACGCGAGTCCGGAGTCTTTGACTACGACAAGATGCGTTCCATCAAAAAGGTCATCAACGAAGCTTAACCTCCTCGAAGACCAAACTTTGAGGAGGGCCTATGGCCGTAAAAACGATGCGTAACCAGCTCACGCTCGTAGAGCTGGCGAAACGTGTCGGGGACGGCAACATCCTCGAGATAGCCGAGATCCTCGAGCAGACCAACGAGATGCTCGAAGACGCTGTCTGGCTTGAGGCGAACATGGGAGATCATCACTTGATCACCGTGCGAACCTCCCTGCCCTCCGGCTCCTGGAGACTGCTGAACAAGGGTGTCCCACCCGAAGCAAGCTCCACCCGCCAGATCAAGGAAGGCATCGGCATGCTGGAGTCCTACTCCAAGGTCGATGCCAAGCTGGTGAAGATCTCGCCCGATGGGCCGAGGTTCCGGAGCCAGGAGGACATGGCCTTCGTAGAAGGCATGAGCCAGACGCTGCAGGAGACTCTGATCTACGGCAACGTGGATGTGAACCCCGAGCAGTTCGACGGACTTGCAAACAGATACAGCGCAGCGGCGCTTGCCAACGTCCATGACGGTGGTGGAACAGGCAGCGACCTGACTTCTGTTTGGATCATTCAGTGGGGCAGGACCAGGGTCCACATGATCTACCCCCGTGGACACAGGTCCATGGGAGTACAGGTAACCAACCTGGGAGAAGACACCGTTCAAGACGCAGACGGTAACGAGTACCAAGCCTTCCGGACGCACTTCGAGATCAACGGTGGTCTCTGTGTTCGGGACGATCGATGTGTGCAGCGGTATGCCAACATCGAGACAGCCGGTTCCACCAACATCTTCGACGAGAACTTCCTGATCGACGCTCTCACGCTGATGCTTCAGCGTGGCAAGGGCTCGATCATCTACGGGAACCGGACGATCCAGGCTCAGATCGACAAGCAGGCCAACATCAAGACCAACGTCTACTACACGGTAGGCGAAGAGTTCGGGCGGCCTGTCAGCTACTTCCGGGGGATCCCGGTGAAGCTGGTCGAGAAGCTCGTCAACACCGAAGATCAGGTGACCTAAGGAGGAATGGCATGATCATAGACTACATCTTCCTCGTTTCTGACGACCAAGCGGTCACCACCAGCGCTCCCTCCACGGACTACGTGGATCTGGGAGCTGCCGACATGGATCTGAACATCGGGACTGAGATCTACTGCAACGTATTTCTCACGGCAGCGTTTGACACGGGTGCCAACACGCTGACGATAAACGTCGGAAACGACGCGAACACCCCCCCGACGACCAAGTTCCAGGAAGTGCTACCCGCGACGGCAACCTCAGCGTTGCTTTCGCCGGCACATCTGGTGAACGCACCTATCGGCCGTGTCGGCGCGGATCTGGCAGGACGTTACCTGAACCTGCTCTACGTATGTAGCGCAGGGCTAACCTCAGGGACCCTGTACAGTTACTTCAACTGCCACTAAAGCTCGCCATAGCTTTTTTGTGGTCAGGGTAGGGGCCTTCTGGCTCCTACCCTCTATTCAAGGAGAATGGCATGACAAACGCCCATGCGGCATGGGACTGGTTGATCGGGCTCGAGCAGATGACCCTGGACACCCAGCCGGCTCCCGCAGACTATGTGGTCGGAGAGACCATCACAGGACAGTCGAGCGGAAAGACGGCCGTCGTGGTGGCAGTGATCAGCTCTACGGTGTACCTGATCAAGGACCGGGACGGTGCGTTTACCGACGGTGAGGAGATCACCGATGAGACCGGCAACACCATCGATCTGGCAGCCGGCTATCCGGCGATCGTAGCGGCCAACGCTATGGCAGCCGTGGCAGCCGATGCGGATGTCCCGAAGTTCCTGCGCGACAAGATCACGGCCATCCAGGCTGACATCATCGCTGGGGGAAGCGCCAAGCTGACCCGCGAACAGCTGGCCTATCTCGGTCAGGCGCTGTCCTATCTCGGGACCAACGTCCACGAGCCCGTGTAGGGAGGGACGTATGGTTATCGAGTACAAGTGTATCCGGGACTGCTGGTATCAGTGGCAGCTGTGGAAGGCCGGCCAGAAGGCTCACTTCGATGAACGCCTCGAGCCGCCCCGCCACTTTGAGAGGCTGACCCCCGTGGAGAAGCCGAAGCCCAAGGTCGAGGTGAAGAACAAACCGAAACCGAAGCCCAAGACGGAAGTCAAAGAGGAGTAAACCATGGTCAGTACTGTTGTAGATATCTGCAACATGGCACTGATCAGGCTTGGAGCGAACCGGATAACCTCGATCGACGACGACTCCAAACAGGCTCTGCTGTGCAAGCAGCTCTACGATCAAACCCGAGATGAGGTCCTGCACGACCACGACTGGAACTGCTCGATCAACCGTCAGTCTCTGGCCCAGCTGGCCGAGACCCCGGAGTTCGGGTACGACTACGTGTACCAGCTGCCCACCTCCCCCTACTGCCTGAGAGTGCTCGACTGCGACAACGCAGATGTGGACTACCGGGTGGAGGGACGAAAACTGTATACCGATGTGGACGAGATCTCGATCCGTTACATCTCCAGGGAGATCGATCCCACGAAGTATGACTCGTATCTGGCAGAGTGTATCGCCCTGCGTCTGGCCTCCAAGCTGGCCTATGCGCTACCGAACAAACAGACCATGAGACAGGACATCATGGGCGAGTACATCGTGATGCTCCGCAGGGCTCGAGGTCGGGATGCCCTGGAAGAGCGCCAGGACGGGATAGACCAAGCCGACTACTGGGAAGACGAACGATAGGAGGTTCGTATGGCAACAGGAACACTGGCCCTTGCCGGCCAGATAAACTTTCCGGCTGGTAACGACAAGGCGTTCATACTTGACTGGACCAGCGACGCATCGGGTGATGTGGATCAGAGTATCAGCGATCTGATCGGATCCCAGGGTGGGCGAGTGATCGCCGCCCAGACAGTTCCCGGCTTGAACGGAGATCTGTCAACGGATCTACCGACAGCCCTGTATGATGTGGAAGTCCAGGACGAGTATGCCACCGACATCATGGCAGCGGCCCTGGCCAACCGTAGCGGTACGGTCGGAGAACGGGTGAACCCCTCTCCAGGGATCCCTGTGTGGACACCGCTTACCCTGATCGTGGACAACGCCGGAGTATCCAACTCAGGACGGATCATCATCGTCATCAGTGAAGAAACATGAAAAAGCTGATCCTGATCCTTCTCATGTGCTTGCCCCTGCTGATGGGGCAGACAGTCCACTATGCTAACCAAGTCACAGTGGCATGGGATCCGGTTTCAGATACGGGTGTCATTACTTACGAAGTATTTGTGGCTCCGTATCCTCTCCCTGATCCTCTGGATCTTGGAACACTGGACCCTCCGGTTGAAACGGCGGCGACTGAAGCTACAGTCAGCTTTTCGATCGAAGGTGCGTACACCGTCGGGGTTAGAACCAAGAAACAGGTAGACACAGAGATCCTGTACTCCGAGGTGAACTGGTCCTTCGAGAACGGAGCCAACACGCCGGACCCTTTTATTGTCGGGTACTACGTGCCCCCGGATGCACCGCTAACTCTGAGGATCCAATAGTGAGACTGCAGCCTGAGACATCCGGCCGGGATCACTCAGGGCTGACGGTCACCGAAGACGATCACCACCCTGTCCCGACCTCTGTCACGATCGACAACACGACCCAGGTCATCAACGCCGGGACGTTGTGGAACCTGGACATCTCTTTGCCTCAGTCGAACTATCAGGCTGCACGAGTTATCATCCATGGACCGGATCAGTGCGCCGGCGCTGCGTGGTACGAGTTCGCCGAGATCTATGTGACACGAGACAGCGCGGAGGCGATGGGTCACAGCGTGGAGGAGATCAGTTTCAAGAAAGTCTATGCGGTGACATACTCCAAGCAGGTCGCCGACACCTACCTGAGCCAGAAGATCTTCACCAACGCCTCGCCCCCGAACATCGTGCTACAGGATGCGGTCCTCACAGGGAGCTTGTTGCGGCTTTCCTTTCGCAACACCTATACGGCCAACGAAACCCTCTGGGTGAAAGGACAGGCGTTACTGTTTTGAGACTCGAAGGCAAGGGCAAGCTGGCAGACCATGACCTCACGAACGGGATCGGGGAACACGATCACCATCCTCGAGGCCAGTCTTTCCGGGTTCTGATCAACAACCAGAGTATCCCCGGCTCCAGTGCTTACGAGCACCGGGTCTCCCTGGGGCGAGAGGGTCACAAAACGATCCGGGCGGTCCTGAGAGGAAACCAGAACGTGGACATCCAGGGCCACACCGGCTGTGTCCTGATCGGCACCGACACCTCCCAGGAGTGTACCGGGTTCTCGATCAAGCCCTATGGAGGATCAGGCTACCCGATCAGCTACATGGGCTGTTACTCCCGGCTGCACGGGGACTCCTATCTCACTCCTGCCCTGTTCGGGGGACTGGTACGGATGCGGGACATCTACATCGATGGGGACGAGGCGGTCCTGGAGTTCTACAACGTGAGCGGCTTCACCCGGTTCTTCAACTGCTACGGCATGGTGGAAGTCAAATGAGACTCGAGGACTACCTGATGAGGGCCCTGGACCACGGGGTGTACGTGAACGTCGGCACCCACGACCACCACGATCAGCCGGAAAACATCGAGGTGTCGAACACCACCTTGAGCGTTCAGCCCCTGCCTGGGGGACCGGGGGTGTGGGAGATCGACATTCCGGACGAGGCGACCCTGGTGATGTTCAGCTTCCGCAGCAACCACACTGTGGCCAACGGGGGAGCCAAGGCTGGTGTCATAGGGGTGGCCAACGACAACAGCTTGCACACCACGGCCATGGGCCTGGGCGGTCACGGGACTCTGGGTACATCTGCCTACAACCATGTGTACGCCAAGCCGGCGGCAGCCCTGAACCTGAGCGACAAGATCTTCAGCGCGGGAGGGGACCTGATCAGTCTCACCGAGGCCTACATCACCGGGACCGTTCCCAACCGGAAGCTGCGGACGGAGTGGACGAACTACGGAGCCAGCACGTTGACGCTGAACTGCTGGGGACAGATAGCGGTGATCGGATGAACATCTTGATGGTGTGCATGGAGGATCCCTGGGACATCCTGGGAGGCAGGGGTGTCGCGGTGCGGGAGATGAGTCAGGCCCTGGCGAAGCAGGGCCACGAGGTGACCGTGGCCTGTTCGGGAGAGAAGGGGGGCAAGATCAAGGGCGTGAGGAAGGTGGTTAGCGACAAACTGATCTGCTGGAAACCTCGGAACGCGAACGTGTCCAGCCTCCTTGCCATGGACGTGCAAATGTTTCGGAGCATAGCCAAGCTACTTGCCACCGGGGAAAGATGGGATGTAGTGCACGTCCATGACTGGGATGCTGTGCAAACCGGACGGTGCATCAGGGATGCTTTGGAGATCCCGATGGTTGGAAGCCTTCACCTGTCTATGACGTATCTGAACCGGGACGGGCAGGCCACTATAACCGATGACCTTCTGTACTGCATGCAGCAGGAGGCCCATCTGGTGGCCGACTCAGATGCCCTGATAGTCTCGTCAGCTGCGTATGCTGATCTGGTGCGCCGTCATTTTATGGTCGAGAGGAAGGTGGATGTCGTGCCCAACGGCATAGACACCAAGTGGTGGAAGGCCAACGGAACACCTCGAGCCGAAAACTTGGCTTTGTTCGTGGGCAGGATCGCCGAGATGAAGGGAGTTCGGGAGATCCTCGAGGCCGTGGAGGCCGGCACGGACTACATGGTCTGGCTCGTGGGAGAAGTGAACGCCAACACCGAGGAAGAGAAGGAGAGCTGGCCGCTTACCCGTAAGATCCGGGCCCTCGAGGCTGAGGGGAAACTGAGCTGGATGGGGTTCAAGGATCACAAGGAGCTGCGGAAGTTGTACAGCATGGCCACCGTGGGACTGATGCCGTCGGTCCATGAGCCGTTCGGGATCGCGGCCCTGGAACACATGGCGATGGGCGTTCCGTTGATCTCCAGTGAGCGTGGCGGCCTGAGGGAGATCGTGGTAGACAAGCAGGGCGCAGAGTATGCGCTGATCATCGAGCCGGATCCCCAGCAGATCCGGGCGGCTCTGGAGATGTGCAAAGACGAGGGAGTGCGGAAGAGCTTGAGTGCGGCCGGAGTGAAACGGGCCAGGGAGTTTTCCTGGCCGGCGGCAGCAGAGAAACTAGTAGAGATCTACAGGAGGGTGGCGTGATCGTACTGACGGAAGCGATAACAGTGAGAAACCTGAGCCGGGTCAAGGTGCAGAACGTGAGCTACGAGGCCAACGAAGAAAGAGGCCAGGAGTGGGCAGAGGTCTGGTGTGACTACGGGTACATGGAGGACGGGAGTTTCTTGTCCTATCCCCACCCGGTGACCAAAACTTCGGTCCTGTACTTCAAGTTCGAGAACGGCATGCACCCGGAACGGGCCGGCATGATGCTCGGGCGATGTGACACTTGTAATGCTTGGTACTTCGCTGTCAGTGGCCCCTGCACCGAGCCGGGCTGCAGCGGGACCATCGAACCGTTCCCCAGCTACAACCGGTTCCGGAACAAGATCGACGCATCGACGGAGCGGGACGTGTTTACAGCTACCGAGGCGTTCCTGGTGCACAAGGATGGGACTGAAGGGCTGCGGTTCCCAAACCCGGATGACATCAGCGATGTCCGGCCCCTGGTGGGTGGTACAGCATGATCGTCAGGCCTTCCTCCACAGAACGGATCCATGCCCTGGCCCTGGATGAGTCCCTGGATCCGGTTACCGGCAAGACGGATCTGCTGATCTCGATCTGGCGGGTATCGGACGGGTTCTACCTGGACTTCAACGACTCGACGTTCAAGGCCGCAGGCTGGACAACTCGCCAGACTCCCATGACGGAGTTCGATGCCACCAACGCTCCGGGAGAGTACTACTACGACTTCTCCGTGCCGGCCGGCGATGAGGTCTATATCGCTCGAGTGGATCAGAGCCCAGGCACCGATGTGGCGAACCTGCCCCAGCTCGGGGAACTGAGGGCCGTCACCTACTACGTGGTGGGGATCGAGAAGAACACCGACCTGGATGCCTTCGAGTTCCTCATGGTGGATCCTGGAGAGAACTACCTGACCGGGTTGACAGTGACAGCCCAGCGATCGATCGACGGTGCGGCCTTTGCCGGCTGTGCGAACGCTGTCACCGAGGTGGGCCTGGGGATCTACAAGATCGATCTGGCGGCAAGCGACCTGAACGGTAATGTCATCACTCTGCTGTTCTCGGCCACAGGGGCCCGGAACCGCTACATCACCATCGTGACCAACGAGGCGATCGCAGCATGAAAAAGCCTGTCCTGCTTTCGAGTCAGCGGTTCGAGTACGACTCCAAGGGACCGGCTGGTGCAAGCGGGGAGTGGCATCTATTCAGCTCCCAGAGGTGGGATGAGACAGCCATCGTGCCGTTCGTGCCGGAGGACATCTTCGGGCTAAACCGGAAGCGGTTCATCGACACAGAACGGAGGACGCTGGCGGGGAGGTTCGAGGGACCATGAGCGTATCAGGCGGTTGGATCAAAACCATGGATGAACAGGGGGATGTCCTCACCGGGTGCTACGTGGACTACATCCGCTGGGTCTGTCCCTCTACGCCCGGAGTGGGGCCTTCGGCTCCAGGCCACAAGCTGGTGATCACCTTCTTGGATGAGAATGGGGACACCAACACGATCTACGCTGTGGCCAACGGGTCGAACTTTTCAGACATCATCTGGGTCAACCTGAAAGGGGACCTGACCCTGACCACCATGGAAGCCGGTCTGGTGAACGTGTTCTTGAGGAGATAGCGATGAGTTACGCCACAGTACTGCTGGCCAGGTTTATCAAGGGAGAGGTGAGCGACTTTGTCTCCGGTCAGATCGATGTCCCGGACACTCTGGCCTCCCTGAAGACCTGCGAAAACATGCTTCCCCTGCCCCAGGGGCCAGCTCGTCGCCGGGCTGGGACGATCTGGATCTACGACTACGATCCCAGCGACCACGGGGACTTGGCAAGGTTGGTGCCCTACGAGAGGAACGCCGATCAGGCCTATGTCTTGAAGTTCACCGATCTCAAGATCCGGATCTACACCAACGACACAGCAGCACCATATGAACCGGAGCAGATCATTACTGGCGGTCTGGCTCCCGTCGAGGTGGTCACGCCCTACACAGAGGCCCAGCTGTTCGAGCTGCAGTTTGCCCAGCAGCTGGACGAGCTGTACATCGCGCATCCGGCCCATCACCTGAAGATCCTCAAACGAACGACCGATGATCTGACCTGGACACTGACCGATGCGGTGATGAAGAACGACGGGGGTACGGACATCTTCAACACAGCAGGGCCTCCGGCAGAGTATCCACGATGCGTGGCCTTCTACCAGTCCCGGGTGATCGTGGCCGGCACCGATGCAGAACCGCAGACGGTCTGGGGGTCTGCGGTGGGTGACTACACTTCGTTCAACTACGATGCGGCCTCGCCAAACGACGCAGATGGCTGGAAGTTCCCCCTGGCCGACTACCGGACCGACACGATCGTGTGGATCACGGGAGGATCTGACCTGCTGATCGGTACGATCGGAGCTGCATGGATCATGACGGGAGGAGGAGGGCCCCTCACGCCTACCAACGTCCAGGCAGCTCCCCAGGTCTTCTGGGGATCCTATCCCCTGCAGCCGGCGAAGGTGGGAGCCCTGGTCCTGTTCTTGTTGAAGAACCAGCAGTATGTCCGGGCCATGCAGTACCGCCTCGAGCGAAACGGCTACGAGGCACCGGACATGACGATGGCCGCCTCTCACATCGGAGAAAGCGGGATCGTGGACTGGGCCGTCCAGACCTCCCCCCACACGATCCTGTGGGCCGTGAGAGCTGATGGGGTCCTGCTGTCCTTCTCCTTCGAGGGGGGAGCCGTGGCCGGCTGGGCCCGGCACACCACAGAGGGCGAATTCGAGAGTGTGGCTGTGATCCCCAACGGGTTCGAGGATCTGATCTACGTCAGCGTGAAGCGGAACGTCAACGGCTCGGATGTCCGCTACATCGAGTACTTCGACAAGTTCGCCGCAGAGAGCCAGTCTCTGGGCGTGTTCGTGGACTGTGCGAAGATCTTCAACCCGGACAACGACGGCTACTTTTCGTTCAACGATATCTCTGCGATCGCCCTGACCGATCCGATCCGGCTGACCGTCCTGGGGAACCCCTTTCAGAACGGGGACATCGTCCAGATCACGGAGGTGGTGGGGACCACAGAGCTGAACGGCAAGTACTACAGTGTCCAGAAGTTTGGAGCGAACCTGCTGGACCTGTACCTGGAAGATGGGTCTGATGGGGTAGATGGGACCCTCGAGCAGCTGACCATCGATGTGGATCCTTCCCCCAACAACTTCGCCGTGGGGGCAACGATCACCGGCCAGACATCGCTTGAGACCTGTGTCGTGGTGAGTGTGATCGACAACAAGAACTACATCGTCAGCGCCCGGAGCGGGGTGTTCACTGATGGGGAGATCCTCGATGACGGGACCAACTCCGCAGACTGTGGGGCCGGCTTCCCGGTCTTTGTGGCTGAGTACACGCCCTACGTGAGCGGGGGCAAGGTCCTGTTTGCCAGAACGACCTTGGACGATCTGGACCACCTGGAGGATGAGGAGGTCTCGATCCTCACCGATGGAGCCAACCATCCGAACCGGACGGTAGCCTCTGGAGAGGTCTCCCTGCAGGTCCACGCCTATTACGCGATCGCCGGGCTTCCCTACACTTCGATCCTGCAGCCGTTGAGGATCGAGGGTGGTGGGGAGACTGGGCCCTCCCTGGGCAAGATGAAACGGATCTACGCAGTGACCATACGGTTCATAGAGAGCCTGGGCGCGAAGATCGGTCAGACCCTGGACGACTTGAAGATCCTGCCTTTCCGGGAGGGAGCCACAGAGATGGATCAGGCCGAGCCCCTGTACTCCGGGGACCGGAGGATCGAGTTCGACGGGGACTATACGTTCGACAACTACGTGATCATCGTACAGGACCAGCCCCTGCCCATGGTGGTGGCGGCCATCGCGGTTGAGATGGAGACCTATGAGGGCACTTGATATTCGGGAAGCGAAGGTCTCTGATGTCATGAGTTTGCGGTTACGCAAGCCGGACCTGGACGTGATGGTAGACCTGGAGATCTATGCCGAGCAGAACCTGAGACAGGGGGCAGGTTATGCCCTGGTCGATGAGGACACCAAGCAGGTCATCGCCACCTGCGGGATCATGCCCTACTGGGCCGGCATGGCCGAGATCTGGCTGTTGTGCGATCGAGATGTGGAGAGGTATGGGCATGCTCTACTGCATGCCTGTCGTTGGTTGGTGGCCAGACACCAGACGGCAGATCAGCTGTGGAGGATGCAAGCCCACTGCCAAGCTGAGTGGGAGGAGGCGAACAACTTCATGCGGCACCTGGGCTTTCACATCGAAACGAGACTGCCCTACTTCGGTGTGAACCATGTGGACTATAACTTGTGGGCGTTACTGAAGAGGTGGGACTGATGGGTTTTATTACCAAACCGATCGAATTGGCTCAACAGCAGCAACAAACGATGCTCGAGGCAGAAGCTGCCGAGATCCGAACAGAGGCGACGATATCCGGACTGCAGCATCAGCAGCAGCAGATCCAGGAACAGGCTGCCCGTCAGGAAGAACTGTACACTCGACAGGCCGAGGCGGCCATCGGCCGGGGGACGGCTGCCTATGGCGCTTCTGGCGTGTCTCTGCAGGAGGGCAGCGCTTTGAATGTTCTTCAGTCTCAAAGACAGATCGCCGAAGAAGATGTCGCCTACTTGCGGGAAACAGCTGCCGCCCAGGTCGCTCAACTGGAAGAGCAGATCGGGTTCGCCAGAGAGGGTGGAGAGATCCAGCAGCAGTCTTTCGAGCTGCAGCAACGGGCGATCACGTTCCAGGCGATCACGACCGGGTTCACCGAGCTGGCTAAGTTTGGGTTCAACATCGCCAGTGGAGGGATGGGCTCGATATCAAGCGGTGGTACGTCGATATGGGGGTAGGATAAATGCAGATACCTGATGTTCCACGGATCGGTGTTCTAAGGCAGGGGTACTCAACAGCCGGATCCGAGGTCCTGGCTCAGAGCAAACAGATGATGGCCAACCAGTACGGTCAACGTGCGGCCATGGTCCGGCAGCTGGGACAGGGTCTGGATGAGCTTACCAGTACTCTCCTCAAAGGGCTGACCACTGCCGGCGCTTCGAACCAGTTCTACAACGCCCAGAAAGAGGTCCAGAAACAGTTTCAGGACTGGAAGCGGAACCTGGACCAGATGGAGATCCGGGAGATGGTCACCACGGATCCAGGCGGGAACCCGATCTATGGGGAACCCAACTACGAGAAGTACATCGAGGCCTTCGACAAGTTTGAGTCTGAGGTCTATGAACAACGGCGCAAAGCCCTGCAGTACGGACAGGCTCAACAGTCTTTCGACCGCTGGTACGCCGCCTACATGCCGGCCCGTCGGGAGGAGGTGATCGGGTTTCGGATCCAGAAGGAGATGAACCAGATCGAGGGAGACTTCAACGATCGGGTCGATCACTACTTCGAACGGCGGGACCTGGAAAGTCTGCATAGAGACACCAGTGAGATGGTGAGCCGAGGGTTTATCGCGCCGAATGCTGCAGAGCAGTTTCTCGATGCACAGACCCAACGGTTCAACCATGCCAAGGCGATGGATATCCTGAAAAAAGGGGACTACGTGGAAGGGATGCGGTCGCTACAGGCAGGTGACTTTGCAAAGCTTCTCCCCACCGACGAAGATGTCGCCACAGTAGCGAACAAGTTCACTGACTGGTATGGGATGGGGAAGGCGGCCGAGGCAGAGGCGTTCGAAGAGAAGAACCAAGTAGACTTCCGAAACCTGTGGGACGGGATCAAGGATGGCAAGCAGATCGATCGGGACCTGCTCCGTGACCCGGACCTGTTTGCCCTGACAGACTCTCAGGTCATGCTTCTGGATGAAATGCAGGACGCGAAGATCGCCGAGGGCCTGCAGTACGAACAGGATCAAAAAGATCTTCAGATGAAAGCGACCTTGGGGGAGATGCACGTCAAGATCGGGAACCGGGCTCTCGCACCTGAGGATGTTGAGCTGTTCCAAGCTATGTATCCTTCAGAGGAGACCGCGATCCGTTACTTGACCCAGGCCTATGCTGCCCAACGGTTTGGTGGTGAAGAAGCCACCTGGGATGCCAGGATGGGCCAGCTGTGGATGCACAGCGCTCTGACCCAGCAAGCCATCAACGACACGGCCGAACATCCCAACCCCAACATCCGGGCCACCACAGACTATTGGGTTGGGAAGCTTAAACAACAGGAGGCGGCGAAAAGCTCGGCCCGACAAAAAGCTGAACCACTGTTCGAGAAAGATCTGTTGACCATGTTGTTGGATCCCAACATCTCGACAAGAGAAGTGATGACCTGGATGGAGAACAACCGGTTGGACGAGAACGGGCAGATGAAGCTGACCTTCGACAAGTTCGAAGAGTGGTACTTCGGTATCGAGAAGTGGCGGGAAAACCCGACATGGTTTAAAGGCCTTCAGGCCGGTCTGGATGCGGAGTACAACACCGCGATCAAGAAACAGGGAACCGCTGAGGGTAAGAGGGCCCTGGCTGAAGAGGGAGTGCAGGTTCAGCTCGAGCTGCAAGACATGCTCGACATCGGAGCAAGCGAAAGAGATATTCGTAGTTACGAGAAGAACCTCCGGGACGAGGTGATCCAGAGGGGTAAAGATATGACCACTCGATGGTGGATCCTGCCAGACAAAGCTCCTGAGAAACAGATGGCCCAGTGGGCCGAGGCCGGCAGACTGGATCGGTGGGGTCGGCTGATCGGGGTGCCTTTCGAACAACAACTGGAACTGCTTGGTATCGAGAGCTTCGATGAGTTCAACTGGTCTGCCAAACAAAGGCAGTCCGCGAGAGTGAGGGGAGCTGATGTTTACCCGGAAGAGATCGCAACAGCACCGGTCGCTTGGTGGGAAACGAACATCATACCAGTCAGGGATGAGAATGGGATGCCGGTTATGGCGACCTCTCCGGGACAGCCGACGCTGTATCTGGTAATGAGAAACGGGGAACAAGTATGGGTGACGGACTCGGGCGAAGTGATAGCGACAGGGGAATAGCACCTCCCCCTCTGCCTGAGGGGTACGGTTTCGCACAGTACGAAGAGCCCAGCTTCCGAAAGCTGCCTCCCGGCTACACGCCCGTCAAACTGCCTACGCCTGATGAGTTCGTCGGCATGATGGAAGATGAGCTGGGTGAGGAGGCCTTCCGGGACTTCCAGAAAAACCTCGATCTCATGACAGAGGGAGATGAGGAGCAAAGAGCCAAACTCCTCAACGCCTCGATCCTGAGTATGTTTACCCAGGAGAGTCCCGAGCATGTCATGGCCAACTATGAGGGATACGTGCGCCAGTGGAC